GCAACTGCTGCTGATACCAACACCACAGCATCATACATTGACATCGCAGAGCATGTCGTTTACCACAAGGTAACTGACTTTATGCGTGACTCAGCAAGTAATGTCCTTGGACAACTTGGTGATCAAGCAGGTCGTGCTATTGCTGAATCAATTGACTCTGATGCTTTTGCTTTATTCACAGCATTCGACGAAGTTGGTCCTGGTGCCGGTGCTACATTGAAGGTTGAATCAATCCTTCGTGGTGCTGCTGTTCTCCGTTCACGCAAGTTGACAGGTCCGTTCTTCGCTATCGTTAATCCACTTCAAGCATACGCATTGAAGAAGGAATTAGCATCAAATGGTGGAAACAACATTCCTAACTTGAGCAACATCGGTAATCAAGTATTACAAGCAGGTTACCTTGGTGTAGTTGGTGGTGTTTATGTGTTTGAATCCGGTCTGATCCCAATCAACGGCAATGCTGACTCAACTGGTGCTATCGTTAGTTCAATGGCATTAGGTCACGCAATGCGTGGTGGTGTTACTCTTGAAACGCAACGCCAAGCAAAGGGCCGTGCTACAGATTTAGTATTGACAGCAGTTGCTGGTAGTTCAGTAATTCGTCAATCATACGGTCTCAAGTTGACATCAGACGCATCTTAATCGGGGAATTAGATAATGAGTTTCGTTAAATCAGCAGGCAAAGTTGTTAGTTTCGCAAAGTTCCAAGATGTGTTGGATAGAGACCAACGCCTGTTCGATTCAAACGAGGGACTTGATGAAGAGGTAGTAACCCCGTTATTGAAGCGAGCAACAGAACGGATCCTGACAAAGATACGAGCAAGTGACTGGTGGAAGAATTACTATTCCACCAGATCCACACTTTATGCTGCGTCAGATAGTCCAGTCGTTGATCCAAATAAGATTCTCGAACGCCAAAATGATTTCACTGATCTATGTGTGTATGAAGCACTATCAGAATACATTCTACCTGTCATTGCCGACTTCGGTAATCCAGACAACGCAGAACGGAAAAAGATGGAGTATTATGCTGCTAAGACAGAACGATTGTTTAGTGAATTGATAGTAGCAGGTGATTGGTATGACTTTGATGGTAGTGGTGTAGTTACATCCGCCGAGAAAGAACACGGTCACATTCAATTAAAGAGAGTCCGATGAGATCAGAAATCCTAACTTATCTACAAGGAGCAGACCTTGGCACAATAAAAGTGTCGAGTGAGTTCCCTTATTCAAACTCAGGACTTGAGTTGTATTACAAGAATCCAAAGTATGTGTATGTGGGCGAGGAAAACAAAGAGATCAAAACGATTGTCGCAACAATGGACGGATTAAACATCGATGAACAAGTCGACTCGTTATTCGTTTACCTAGCAACAGATGCCAAATCAATACCAAGTGACTACGATAAAGCGTTAGAAGCAATACGGAATGCGAGATACTTACCAATAAGTTTAGATTACATCAACACTCAAAGTATAGTCAAGACGCAATACAACAATGATCTAATGTTAACCGAAGTCGAATTCGTATTCAGTAAGATAATTTCATAAAGGAAAACACAAAATGTCTACACCAATCCAAGTTAAACCAGGCGTAGCAGGCAGTTTCCCAACTGTCACGCTAACAGCATTCGATAGTGCTGGTGCTCCAATCGCAGGAAATTTAGTAATTAGTTCGTTGAAGGACATTACTGTTGATAACGCAAAGGATGTATTCACATACACGACTCTTGAATCAACAGGTAAGTTGAATGTTCCAACAACGATGAACAACAAGGTAACGACCAACTTAGTCGTTGATGCTACTGCTTACTTCGGTAGCAACACATCGCCTACTGCTCCAGCATCAACGAGCGGTTTGATGAATCTAAGCACAAACGGAACTCTGTGTTCAGCAGCAATTGGTCCAATCGGTGGCAAAACATTGACAGCAAATGTCTATGTCACTGGTTTAAGTCCAACTGTATCAAGTGACGCACCAGTTTGGGTATCTCCAGTTACTTTCACAGTTACTGGCCCATACACCGTCAGTTAATAGTAACACGCATTGAACAAGCACTGGGCCCTGAAATGGGCCCATCTTGTCAGCACTAAATAACATTGAAGGGATTGTATTATGAGCGAAATACCTGTAATTGATAGCACCTCTGAAGATGGATTGATGAGGACATTAATTGAACAGACAGCGAAAGCAAGAAGTGAAATTGAATGTGCTCAACGAGATTTAGAGACTGCTAAAGGACGAATGAATCTTAACTTAGTTATAGTTCATTCATTGATTGATAAACGAAAAGGAAAAGCATAATGTTAGATTTAGAAGAACTCGTAAGTGAACCAAAATTAGTCGAATGTATCGTTGAAGCAGAACTGCCAGATACATCAGGTCAGATAGTCAAACAACAGATTAAATTCTTCACACCAGACCGACAACCACTCAACATTTATCTACAACTATCACAGTCGTTAGGTAAAGATCAAGAAGCATCAATCGAACTACTACAAAAGATTATTCTCAATAAGGATGGTAAGCGAATTATCACTGAGAAGAAATACCCACCTGTGGTTGTTCAAGTAGCAGCAATGGCGAAAGTGATGGAACTATTGGGAAAATAGATAGGAGTGGGACACAACTTATAGACGATAATTCAAGAGAGATGGGAACGATGCTAATGCTCGATACAATGGGCACCAGGTATCACAAACTCCCAAGTCAATTGCTCAGAGAAGCAACTACAATTGATCTTTACATACTATCAAAAGTTCTCGATTATTATCGTCGTAAGCAAAACCCAGATGTAATACAGGATTCAATTGATAATGTATCACTTGACACTTTGATGGAAATGGCGGAATACGCCAAGGAGAAACAAGATGGCAATAGTAACAGCGAAGATTGATTTAACCAACTTAAACAAGAAAATTAAGTCAATCGCCTCCTTAAAGAAAGAGATCATCAAAGAGATGTTACCTGTATTCGTCGGTTACACTCCGGTTAAGACGGGTAATGCCCGAAGAAATACTACCATACAGAACGACCAGATCGTCGCAAATTACAATTATGCTGCTAAGTTAGATCAAGGTTCATCAAGACAAGCACCCAATGGTATGACTGAACCAACTAAGAAGCAAATGATTAAGATAGCAACTGATTTATACAAGAAAGGATTACGATAATGGCCGCTGATGGAATGATTACACTTGGGTTGGACGACTCACTATTAACTTCACGGTTAAAAGTAGTTCAGGACAACATGAAGAAGGCAGGCACTGAAGGTAAGTCTTCCTTCGAAAGTGTATCTACCGGCATTGAAGGTGCTGCTAAGAATGTTGAAGCACTTAATGGGAAGTTTGAAACACTATCCAAAATAATGGTTGGTGTTGGCATTGCTGAATTTGCCAAGTCACTCCTCGAATCAGCAAATCAATTAAAAGATACTGCTGATGGATTAGATGTCAACATTGCCCGTTTAATGGAAATGGGTGTAGCAGCAAGTCAAGCAGGTGGTGGACTTGACAAGATGTCATCAATGATGTCTAAGATGGAACAAAACTCTGGATTAGCAATTGATGGTAATGCTAAACTCAGAGTCGCATTTGATGAACTTGGTTTATCCGTTGATGCGATGACTAAGTTAACACCAGATCAGGCATTCAATCGCATTGCGGCAGCATTAGCACTTATACCAAATCCAGCAGAACGATCAGCAAAAGCAATGGAGATCTTCGGTAAATCATTCCGTGGATTCTCATTTGAAGAATACACAAAGAAGATTGCTGAAACAACTGGCACAATGGATTCATTTGGTGAAGCACAACGCAAAGCAGCAGACCTAAATGAACAAATGAATACAAAGTTGATGCTCGTTAAAGGGGCATTTACTGAATTACTATCACCAATCATGTCATTAATTCCAGCAGCAGGAACAATGAATGAACAGATGAGTGGTGCCAAAGACATGGCAGGATTACTTGCTGTTGGTTTAACTGCGATTGTAGCAGGTCAGATCATCAGTGGTATGTCAGCATTAGTTGGATTATTACAAGGCGTTGGTGGTGCGTTAGGTTTAACCACCGTCGCAACTGGTGCTGAGACAGCGGCAACCACAGCATTAACAGCAGCAGAAGTTGCCTTTATGAGAGTTAAAGCATCAGAACTCCAGGCACGAGCAGCAGTATTAGCACAAAAGATCTCAGACGCAAGAGCAACATTAGCAAATGTATCCGCAATAGAAGGTGAGATCGCAATAACCGCTGAACTCTCTGCGGCAAAACGAGTATTGATGATTAATACTGCTCAATTAAATGGTATTCAAGCATCTGCGGCAGGTGCGGCAGCAGGATTGGCAACAGCAGAAGGATTAGCGGGTGTCGCAACAGCAGGTGTCGGGGCAGCGGCAGCAGTTTCAACTCCAGCAGTGGCAACATTCGGCACGACAATGGCAACGGCCGGTAAAGGTATGATGGCGTTACTGGGTGAGATTGGATTAGTTGTCATCGCATTAGAGACACTTAACTTCGCCTTTAAGGATAAAGACGGAGTTGGATTCTTCGACCGCATGGCAATTGGATTAGAGGCAATGATTGCCAATCAATTCCCAGCACTCCACAAAATGTTAGCAGAAGTTGGCGATACATTAGGAATGGCACCTGGGCAAGTTGCTGTCGACATGGGTATTTCCAAACCAACAGAAGATGTTAAACCTAAATGGGGTCCACTTGCCGCAGCAGAAGAAGCAAGGAAAGCAGCGGAAGAAGCAGCAAAGAAAGAAAAGGAAGCATCTGACGCTAAGTTGGCATCTCAGAAAGCAGCAGAAGAAGGCACGAAGAAAATGCGTGCCGCATACGAAGAACAGGCAGCAGGAATTGATCGTGCTACTGCTTCAACAAATAATAACAATCAACTCTTACAAGCGAGAATTGATTTAATCACACGCACAGTTGGATTAAGTAAGGCAGAACAAGAAGGTTATTTGGCAGCATTTGATGCTTCCGTCAAATACCAATCTGAAATCTCTAAGGTTAATGATGAAATAGCAAAGATGAATGCCCTTAAAGAACAGAAGGGCGCTAAGATCTTTAATGAGGAAGGTGGACAAGCAGTTATTGATGCCCTAACTCGCCAACGAGATTTAATCATTGACATGACTACTGCTGCTTATGAGAATAAGAAAGCGGAAGTTGAACGCAAAGATGCTCTTGAAATGTCGACTTACTTCATTCAAGAACAAAAGAAAGCAGCAGATGCGATGAAGCAAGTGGAATACGACATCGCAGACTTAACTGCCACAGATAACGAAAAGAAGTTATTAAGTGTTGATCGTGAAATTGCTAAAC